GCAAATGAACCATACGACCGATCTTAGTATATCGGCCCGATGATACAGTTGTGATTGCTGTAAACGCACCTGTTGTTGGCTCATATGCTGGCGTCCACGTCCCCTCTTCATAATCCGAGAACAGTTCACTTGTGCCAGTGCCAGAGGTGGCAGAGAAGTCGATGCCTTTGCCTGATGTGCCAATGACAATGTTACCAGCAGAAGAAGTTATATTGCCAGATGCAGTAAGTGTTGTTGCATCTAATGTATTAAAGCTAGGGTTTCGACCAAAAATGCCACCACTTTGTTTAATTGTCATGTTTTACCTCACAAGTATCCAGTAATTTCTATTAATAAACGACCTGCACTATAGGCTGCGTTTGATGTTCCTTGCCCAACTAAGTACAGGTATTGATTAGCATCTATTGTATTACCCCTAGCAATTGTTCCTACAGATAAAGTTCCACTATTAATAACTTGAGTTTCAGTTAAAGCTGAAATAGCTGTATCTTCAACACCTGTAGCTTCAGTAGCAGAATACAAATCAATATCAGCATCCCCACCTACAGGAGCCTCTAGGCAAGTCATTGAAACACCTAAAATTGTTCCGTTATTAGCTGTTGTAATCTGACCAAGATAAGCTGCACCTGAACCATTTTTACCTATAATATCCCCAGCAGTTCCACCTGATTGCAAACCAGTTAAGTCTAACAAAATTGTTGTTGTAACTATATTGTTGTTAGCAACTGTAGATGTTTTAAATATTGAATTTGTAACTGGTGAAATACCAGCACCAGCAGACAATTCAGTAATTGCGGGAGAAATTTGTGTAATACTGTTTACAGTACCACTTGAAATAGTAACATCCCCAAACGTAAAAAAGTTACCTGTAACTGTGCCTGTAATTACGTATGTTCCAGCAGGAACAAATACAGAAGCTACACCAGATGCAGTATTAGCTGCTGTAAACGCAGCAGTGTCATCGATTACACCATCACCGACAGCACCAAAGTCTTTGACATTAACGGTTGCGCCTTCAATCATTCGGTTATGTGCTTTAGTTAGAGCCATCGTTTAATCTCCTCACAATGCCGCAATGATGAAGGCTATTAGCTCATCATATCTGATGCTGTAGCTGTTACCAGCAGACTGCTTTAATACTTCTTCGTTGTTGACGTTCTTTTCATAAACATCGTCCCACTCGTCATAGCAAAGTATGCCATAGTCAAAGCCGTTCAGACCTTGAGCCTCGAATGCTGCCTTTACATCTTGAGCAATAACACCAACGTGCGTTCTAGCATTGTCACCCTTTGCCTCAACAGCATCTCTGTAACGGAACTTCTTAATCAATCCTTTGAGTGCAGTTGCGACAGCAAGCTCTGCTGCGTTCAAGTCCTCGATGTCTTGCTTGGCTCTTTCATCTGATGTTGAGATTGTGCCAACCGTTGAGTAAATCTGCCCCCACTTGATTGAGGCTGTGCCAAGTGTTGTGCCGCCATCAGTGCCGGGATGGAAAGCCGCAGAAGTTAGTCGAGCTTTTTCTGAAGCACCAATGTTAAACAAAAGTTGATTAGATGCTATTAGATATTGCAGTGTTGTTTGAGCATAAAGGGATACTTGATTACCAACTGAGCTTTCTTTTGCAATAATTGAAACCTCTGTATTGCCTTGGAACTCAGCATCATATCGACCATCGCCATGTGAGGACAGAACCTCCTCAACAGCAGATGCGTTTCTCTCATCAGTTACATCTTCATAACGGTTCCCAAACGTGTTGAGGGTTCCAGTGAACGTATCGTTATAAATACCATAGTATTTGTTGCGGATGATGTTGTGGTTGATGTTGGCAATGTCAGTGCTTTGAGAACTGCGAACTCGAATACCCATTGAGTTAGTCGAAGTGTTATCCCATGTAGAATTTTCACCATCAATAATATTGTTGGATACATTTAGCATCCGAACGCCATTATATGTATAGCCTGTATTTTCCCCCAAGAATAAGAAGTATTGTTCCTGAGACAACGAAATATTGTTTGTAATATTTACTTGCTGCCAACGGCGTTGACCTTCACCTGTATTATTACCAGTTGAAATATGGATGTTTTGCGTCTTGGCCCAACGTCCCCAAGCATTTCCTGTAATGTTTATATTGCCAACACCAGCATTTGTTGAGCCGTTTGCTACTGCAACAAATATTGATGTTGCACCATAAAGATTTACAGTTTCCCCATCATGTCCGTCAAAGTTGTTATTGCAAATATTTACTGCGCCATATCCATAACAAAGGATGCCAAAATCAGTTAGGCTATTTGCACTATCGCCCTTGCCCTGAATGATCTGGTTGTTTGCAACGAGATAATCACCTTTAGCAGATGCAAGATCAGTGTTTGTTGTAAAGTGTATAAAGTCAGAAACACCTTCATATCCAGATGTTGTCCGTTCTGAAGATGGTTTGGCTCGGAAGAAGCAATTAGTTACTCGAACCGCCTCTGAGTTAAACAAGTGATGACGAATCAAAGGTGTGCCGCCAGCATAAACAGTTTCAGCAGGAATGTTTGATGACTTAGTTACCCATGCCTCTGCCGTGATATTATCAAAGATTGCGTTGTATGTTGCCCATACCCAAAGGCCATAAGCATTGTGACCCTCTTTAAATATACAATCACGCACAGTAACATTTCGTGCATGATCTGAATATTGAGTTGCGTTGTTAGGCGAACTCAAGAAGAACGTGAATATCTTAAAGCCGTTGTTCGGATCACCATCATATGGATTGCTTGTGCGACCATAGCTGCCAAGCGGGTGATACAGTTTAAACTCACAGTTCTGAATAAGAACATCACCAGACAAATCACTAGGTGTTTGACCTGAAGCTGATGAAGCATTTGTCCCGTAGATTGCGCCACAAAACGGATAGAATGATGAGCTATCCTTGTATCCTGTAAATGTCATGTCAAAGCGGAAGCCATCAACATAAACTCCATTACAGTTTGTAAACTTGAAGAACATCAAGCCGCCATATGTGCTGATGTTATGGTTCACACATTTGATGACTGCATTATCACCCTTGAGGCCAATGTTGTCTAAGTCATTTAGATCAATAACAGTATTACCATAAACATCTGTGAAATCAGAAAAGCCAGCAGAGCTAATCAAATATGTGCCATTTGGGAAATACAATGTTGTATTGTCAGTCATCGCCGCAGCCGCAGCAATGATTGCGGTGGTATCGTCAGTTGTTCCGTCACCGACAGCACCGAAGTCTTTGACCGAGATGTATTCTTGTAGTTTTTGTGTTACATTTCTATCTTGAGCACCTGTACTACCTTGGTTGTAGGTGATAGCTGTAGCATTAGAACCATTCAGGGTGTCTGTGTTTGTTGGGTAGACAATCTCAATGGCTGCATTTAGGGGAGGTGCTTCTGAGAAGGTAACTGTTGTGCCTGACAAAGAGAATGTATCTTTGTTCTGATAGACACCATCAACATAGATAGAAACGTTACCCTCCGACTGAGGGTTAGCTGTTAGGCTGTATGCTGTTGTTGAGCCATTGCCTGTGTAGGAGGCTGTCAGGTAAGTCGTCTGGAAGTCTACATCATCGCCTGATGTAATAGCTACACCGTTTAGGTATAGGGCATCTGTATCGATCTGACCTGCGTTAAGGATACGGTAACCATTAACGTCGAAGTCTGCGTTCATGCTGTTAGGTGTAGAACCATCCAGTGACAGTGTGTTGTCAAACCCATCTTGTAGGTTCTCAAAGTTATTATTCAGTGCCTGACGGCTGTAGTAGCCTGAGGCAATAGTTGTAATATCTGGCTTCTTGGCCATGGTGTTCTATCCTTTACCAGTGGTGGATACTAATTAGTTGATCTTTATGCCTAGCCTTTGAGCATCCTCAGAGAGGATTGACAAAGCTTCTTTGTTTAACTCTTCGTCTTCCTTAGCTTGTAACTTACGTTTAGCCTGTGAAGCTGTGTCCTTGTCTAACCAGCCCTTCTCTAGGAGAAGCTTAGCTGCACTAAAGGAACTCCTGCCGCCTGTCTTCATCTCCTCAGCTATGGACTTGATAGCCTCTGACTTAACCTTTACCTCAGCTTCCTTGCGCCACTTATTCACATGTGGCTTCAAAGGGGGAGAGTTACAGATAGCCTTCCAGCAATCCCATGAACCAAAGACTGTCATGGCGAACTCATACTCTGTAGGATCATTAGGAACCATCGCCATGTAGACCTTGTGGAGTGACATCATAGGTCTACCGTGAGCTACTATGTCCTCTTCCTTTAAGGTAAAGATGGAGTCAGATGGATCATCATAAGATAACTCATAGAACAAACTCTTAGTCCTAGGCTTGTTTCTAATATTCTTTATTTGATCCATGGAGAACATCATGGTTAAAGTGTTCCTTCTTTTGTAAAAACAATATGTGAAGTATAACATAGTTTACTTAAGTTGTCAAGTGTTTTCTTTAAAGTGATCACGAAATGTTTCAATATTGTAATATTTAGTAACAGGGTGCTTTTTGTTGTTGACAGAAGTGGTAGAATATGTTATAATAACTTAAGTGTTGCGGGGGGTGAATACTATAGTATATCTTAAGCTTATTATTCCTACTAGATAATATAGCTTACTGGTTACTTAAGGACAACTCCAGATCAGCTTATGTATAGTTGTATAGGGCATCTCAGGGATTCTACCTTGGGGTGTCCTTTTTGTTTTCCTAAGCCTATATTTGACACCTTAGGAAAAACTATTAGAAAATCTTTTGGTGCATTGTACATACAGTAGGCACCCCCGTGTCCCCCCTTGGCCCTCCCTTTGTGATCACAAAAGCAACACCCCACCCCTCAAGCTTTCCTTTTGTGATCACATTTGCATTCCTTTGGGATTACTTGGCTAGATTTGTGATCACATAAGGATTTTTACATAGGGTTATCATATGGGAAATATCCCCTAGTCACCCCTTAGTTCCCCAAAGGTTTAATATCATTAGATTTTCTTGTGATCACATCCCTGGTCTATGTCATGTTCTTATAATACTCTTATTAGATTGTTATAGTATAACATTGCACATTAGGTTGAACATAGGAACAAACACAGAACAGGTAACGAATTGTTTCATTGTTGTAATATTCTTAATTTAATGCTTGCAATCTGATTTTCTTGCTGTCATCTATTAATCAATCGAAACGACAACAAAACTGGAGTCTCAAATGGATTGTCAAACTTTAGAACTAAAATTATCTTTACATGAAGCACAATTTTTGGAGGACTTGCTTCACAAAACGGGAGTCCCCGAATGTAAGAAAGACTTGCTTTGGCACGTTGAAAGCATAGTCTACGAATTAAAACTTATAAAATCACATCAAGTTTAAGGTTGCTCTTAGGGTTGGCACTTGCGGGTGCCGATCGTTGGAACAATCAACCAACCTTGAAAGGAAATACAATGCAATTCGAAAAATTTATCTTACCGACTCACTGGGCTGTGTATCTTGTCAACAGTGACCCGTCACATCTTGATGATGATGAAATATCTTTGATTGATACCTACGTTGATAACATGCTTGCTGCTGGTTATGAGTGTTTTCATGTTGTTGATGTAGATAATGAATCATATTTTTCTAGGTATCATGATGCGGACAACGGCAAGTATCTATTGACCGAAGTATCAGATTATCAAATTCAAACTGCTTAGTTTATATCTTGACAGTTAGCCGTTGCGGCGGCTAATCTCTGGATATAACTTAAACCTAGAAAGGTAATAACATGTCTAACTTCCCACTGGTACACATTAGCAAGATGACCGGCAAGCTTGACGGCTTCAAAGCTATNAGCACNAACACCATGACAAANGANTATTGCATTAAACANAATGCCAATGGCAAAGCCGATAACATTTGCACNAAGTGTTACAGCCACACAATGCTCAAGTCATACCGCAAGAANATGCAACCNGCATTGCAANGGAANAGTGAAGCATTGGCTAATAAGGTTCTTGACATAGATTTGTTGCCCACAATCTTAGATGCTTTCTTTCGTTTCAATGCCCACGGCGAATTGATAAACCTAACACACTTAGAAAACCTAAACCGCATAGCAAAGAAGAACCCGCATTGCAGCTTTGCACTATGGACCAAGAGAAACGATTTGATAGCCAAGTATTATGCGACTAGGGAAAAGCCGGACAATCTAACCTTGATCTATAGTAACCCACGGGTTGGCACGATCATGCGTAAACCACCAAAGCATTTTGACAGAACATTCAATAATGTGTTAGAGCATGAACATGTCGAAGAACAAAATTGCACTGGTCAAAAATGTAAGGATTGCCGCCTATGTTATACTATTGGCAATGGTGTCAAAACTATTGTAGAAATGGTCAAGAAATATTAAATTAGGGGTTGCTTTATCTGTGGCACTGGTTCATAGTGTCACTAGATAAACACCTAGGAAAAGGAAAAAGAGTATGAAAACAGAGTATAACGAGCACATCGCAACATGTGGGGCAAAACGTAAATGGGATATTGATGATGTCATTTATGAATATGACCAAAACTTTAATATAACATTGAGAGAATTGTCTGGACGTTCGGGCTGGTCTGTTCAAGAGTTGAAAAAAATATTGATGGGAGGTTAAAACCATGTCACACACAAACATTTTAGTAAACGCAGATATTGTAATCCGTAACCGTTTGACGGGTAAAGAGGTAGATCTATCTGTCAAAGATATTAGATGCCTATGGATATGGGATGATATATCTAGGGATGCTGCAGAATATTGGGCTGTTTCCGATTGGATAGCAGAAAATTTTGGTAACGGAATAGATTGGTTTTCTATTAAATCATGGAATGGATCACCAATAAAAGAATAAATTAGGGGTTGACAACAAAAAAGAAACATGCTTAAGTTTAACCACAGACAAGCACAGAAAGGAAAACAAATGTTTGTATTACTAGCAACAAAAGAATTGAATGACGGGACAAAAGGTTTCCGTTTTAACTTCCTAGGTATCAAGGGACTAACACGAAAACGGAAAGGACTAAGCCGTGGCCTAGGTGTCCAGAAAGGTAAATGCACCACAGCATTGCACCTAGGGAAACGCACTGTTTACTTTGAAACAAAACGTAACAGACAATCAGTGCGACAGCTGCGACACTTTGCAGGGTGACCATGGGCAAGTATGTCAAAAGGTTTTTGATAGCTCTCTCAGTGCTGCTCAATGTGGCACTGGGGGGACCAAGTAACCAGACGTTTAGTGCTAGGAATTGGCAATGGAAAAGAGAAAAGAGAAAGAACCTAGTCTTTTATATTGACAAAGTTTTAGGCGTCGATCATTGTAGCAATAGCTGGTCCTATTGGATCACCAGAAAGGAAAAGAAAAATGATAAGTAAGAAAAAGAAATGGTCCCCACAGTATGGACAATATACGGAGAGTGATGCCATAATTGATGCTGAATGGCTAGATCCAGATGAGGACCAAGAGAAACTAGAAGAAGAATATTATATAGAAATATGTCAGAAAGGGGACTTGACTTACAGTCCTGACTAGAGTATATACATATATATCCTGCCCTAACGGACAGCCTTATTATACAAAGTAAACCATGACTTGTCAAGAGGAAAATATCATGCAAGAGGACAGCATTTATTTCAGCATAGGGGACCAAGAGTTCGAAGTGCTTAGTGAAGTAGTACAAGAGGGTGAGTTCAAACTAGAAAGATGGTCAGACTTGCCATATGAATTAGACATTATAGCCAACCCAATGATCAGGATCTTAGATGTATTCGACGGGGAAGGAAACAGACACGACCCGACAGTCTTGACAAAGAAGCAGCATCAGACTATAATGGAGCTATTGACCCAGAGATACTGGGATGAGGTAGTAGAAGGAGAAGTATGGGTATGACATGGGTAAGCCACCAGCCTTGTCCCTATGAGGACTGCGGTAGCTCAGATGCGTTCAGCTACAACACAGAAAGCATGGCTGGCAGGTGTCACTCATGCGAGAGAAAGTATAGGTTCAACCAAGAAGAAAAGGATGACTGGGAAATGCCAGAGCAAGAACAGATAAGACCTGTCCCAACAGAAGTGCTGACCCCTGTCTATCGTAGTGTCAGAAGTATCAGCAAGGAAACCATGGAGTTCTTTGGGGTCAAGACATTCTTGGATAGCCAAGGAAAAGAGATAAAGCAGGACTACCCCTATCCATCAGGCGGCATCAAGACACGGTTCTTCCCTAAGGAGTTCAGAGCTAAGAACCTGAAGACAGATGAGCTATTCGGAATGAACCTGTGGAATGCAGGATCAGGAAAGATTGTCACCATAACTGAGGGTGAGCTAGATGCCATGTCAGCATATCAGATGTGTAAGAACCCTAAGTATGGTTCAGCCTTTGTGTCACTACCATCAGCCACCCCTAGCAATAAACTATGGGCTAAAGTAACGGAGTGGCTCAAATCATTCGATAAGATTATCTTGTCAATAGAACATGATGACCAAGGGAATGCTGTAGCTCAACGCATAGCTAATCTATTCCCTAATAAGGTTTACAGGGTACAGCATGACAAGTATAAGGATGCTAATGAGTTCCTTGAGGCAGGTGCAAGGAATGAGTTCTAT